GCCATACAACGTCACAGCCACCGTCACAGACGGCACCCGCGTCATGTTTAAGCAGGGCAGCCTGCCTGTTGACGGCAAAGCCCCCAAGCTGTTTATGTACCACGACGCCAGCCAACCTGTCGGCCTTGTCACCGAACGAGTTGACACCGCCGACTGCATGCTGTTCACCGCCAAAGTATCCAAAACCGCCGCCGGTAACGACGCGCTCGAGCTGGCGAAAGACGGCGTCATTGACTCGGTCAGCGTCGGCGTCAACCCCACCGAATACGACATGACCGACGACGGCACCATGATCGTCACGGCAGGCGAATGGATAGAATTGTCATTAGTCCCCGTACCAGCCTTTGCTGGTGCTACTATCACCGATGTCGCCGCGTCAGCGGCAACAACTCCCGACACCAACCCATCCGCGTCAAGCACACAGGAGACAAGTGTCGTGGAAGCAGAAAAGTCAGTAGAGATCGAAGCGGCAACACCAACCGCACCAATCCCCGCGCAAGCGCGTCGCAATTTTGGTATGCCCACCGCTGGCGAATACCTTGCCGCGTACCACATTGGCGGCGACACCTACCGCAAAGTCAATGACGCGTTTATTGAGGCTGCAAAGGCACGTCAAACTGCGTTGCAGGCCGCAGCTGGTGACACCCTTACCACTGACACGCCTGGCCTTTTGCCGGTGCCGGTGCTTGGCCCCGTGTTCCAAGACCTTAACTACATCCGCCCAGTCGTCGCGGCTGTTGGCGCTCGAGCAATGCCAGACGGCGGACAATCCAAGACATTTATTCGCCCAACGTGGACGACGCACCCGTCAGTCGCCGCACAGTCACCGGAACTAAACCCAGTATCGGCCACCACGCCAGTCATCGCCAGCAACGTCGTCACGAAAACCACGCTTTCAGGTCAGGTCACTTTGTCGGTGCAGGACATTGACTTCACCAGCCCAGGCGCAATGGAAATCATTATGCGCGACTTGGTTGGCCAGTACATGTTTGCATCGGACAACGTGGCAGCTGACGCCATTACTACCGGTGCATCAGCATCCGGTGGCACATGGACAGTTACCGCCAACGATCCGTCATCGCTTATTTCGGCGCTGTACGACGCCGCAACCGACATCTTGACCGCAACCAACTTCTTGCCTGACCATCTGTTCGTCAGCCCTGACGTATGGCAGAAGCTCGGTTCACAGCTTGACGCAGACAAGCGCCCCATCTTTCCGTATGCAGGCGCAGCGGGCCTCATGGGCGTCAACGGCATCGGCCAGGCCAACATCACCGTGGCTAACACGTTCAACCCGTTTGGCCTTAACCTTGTCGCTGACCGCAACTTTGCGTCAGGCACGCTGTACGTCGCGCGCGGCGCAGCAATCGAGTTTTACGAGCAGGTCAAAGGCGTGATGTCCGTGGAAGTGCCCTCGACTTTAGGCAGGACCTTCAGCTATTACGGGTATGTAGCGACCTTTATCGCAGACAGCGATCAGGTTAAGTACATTGTCGTTGCCTGACCGGCCTAGCCGGTTCGAGGTTCTAACATGAGCGAGATTGCGTACGTCATCAGGGCCATGCGCCTAGATGACTACGCAGTCGTGCAACTACTAACCAACATCGACGCCGCTGTAGAGCAAGAAGTCGAAATTGCTGGCGTAGGCAACGGTTTTAACGACAGCGGCACAATCGTTGTTGCGTTTCCGCAATACCAATTCATAGGCGTTGCCAATGATGGCCAATGGCTGTTCGACTCGTCAACACCCGTGGCCAACCAGGTCATGTACCAAAACCCTGGCACAGACGTCACCTACGGCGCGGTTGACCCCTACGGCACGCTCGAGTGGAACCCAGTCTGCACATGGATAACCGGCACCGACATTTCCAACTACCTGCAAATTCCATTGACCAGCGCCGGTGCCGCCACCCTGCTCACCCAATGCGCATCAGCGGCCAACAATTTTGCGTACAGGCGCAGGCTCGAGGCCGGTTACCTAACCGACGAGCTAACCGTGGTGCCTGGTGGCGACGTCAAACTAGGCACCATCATGATCGGCGCGGCATACTTCCGTCAGCAAGGCAGCTTTACAACGCTGGCATCCTTTGACGGTATGGGCGCACCGCCTAGCACCGGACTCTCCCCTATGGTCATGCAACTGCTAGGCATCAACCGCCCCCAAGTGGCCTGACATGCCGTTGCCGTATAACGACCTATTTAACGAAGCCATTGACGACCTGCGCACCACGCTGGCCACCATCAGCGGCCTGCCTGTCGCCACCGACCCCCGCCACATCACCACAAGCTGCGTGTTCATTGACGCCCCATCATTTGAGGCGTGGAACTACAACATTGTGCGCATGGACTTCCCCGTCAAAATCATTGGCAGCGGCCCAGGCAACCTTGACGCGTTGCGCGACATTCTGCAAATAGCGTCAAAAGTGTTGGCCAAAAACGTCGCTGTAAAATCTGGGCAACCATCCGTCACCAGCATCGGCGGGCAGGACTACCCTAGTTACGACCTAACTATCTCAATGCAGGCACAAACAGCATGAAATACCGCATCATCAGCCCCCGCGTCGGCACCCCTGGCGAGCTGTGGGAACCACCCGTGCAAATCAACGTCGGCATCCTGTTAGCGCACGGTTTTATTGAGGCTGTTGACAATAACCAAACACCCGACACACCCAAACCAAAAAAGGCTAAAGTAGTCAAGAGCGAAAAGGACTAACCATGGCAACCAGCACCTACCTTTCCAACCCAGTCGTCACGGTCAACAGCGTCGATCTGTCCGACCAATGCACCGCCGCCACATTTACGCACCGTTTTGACCAGCTTGAGAGCACCGCGTTTGGTGACACCGCGCGCAAGTACGTTGCGGGCCTTGGCAACCATGAGGTCACATTGTCGCTATACATGAGCTACGCAGCAACTGAAACCTACGCAACGCTGTCAAGCCTTGTTGGCACCACCACCACGGTGCGCGTACAGCCAGCAGCCCCACCGGACTCAGCAACCAACCCTGGTTTCATCTTGACCGGCGCGTTTCTGTCTGAATTGCCGGTTATCAACGCCAGCATGGGCGAGTTGTCCACCGTTGACGTCACGTTTGTCGGTGGCGTTTATAGCGTTGACACAACCGTTTAAGCCAACAGCCACAAAGGAAGTCCCGGCATGAAAATCACCATTGCGCTTGACATGGGCGACCATGGCCGCCACGAGGTCAGCACCAACCTGTGGGTCATAACCCAATGGGAACGCAAATTCAGGCGCAAAGCCAGCGACCTAGCTCAAGGCATAGGCGTTGAGGACTTGCTATTTCTAGGTTTCGAGGCATGTAAAGCACACAACATTGTTGTGCCAGCCGCGTTTGACGATTTCATCAAACGTGTCAACAGCGTTGACGTCATCAACCAAGAGGCCGAAAACCCTACCGAAGCGGCACCTACCGACGACAACTAGCCGAGCTGCTAGTAGTCACCGGCTGGTGGCCGCCAAATGTAGAATTCACTACTGACGATCTAGCCACGGTGGCTGTCGTCGTCAAAGAGCAACGGCGGCGTCTATGACAGTCAAAACAGGTGTTGAGGTTGTAGGCGTTAAGGAAGCCATCAAAGGCCTGCGCAAAATTGACCCCGAACTACGCAAACAATTTAACCGTGACGTCAAAGCCATTGCCGCCCCCGTCATTGACACAGCTCGAGGCAACTACCCGCAAATGCCGCTATCCGGCATGACCCGCACATGGGCGCAAGGCACCCGATCACTATTTCCGTGGTCACAAGCAGCTGCGCGCCGTGGCGTGTCCGTCAAAATTGACACCGGCAAACGTGCTGTTGCGGCCATCAAAATTAGGCAAACCGACCCCGCCGCCAACATTTACGAGCTTGCAGGCAAACAGGCCAGCAACCCAAAGGGCGCCGCGTTCATTCGCAATCTCGAGGCGCGTTTTGGGCGCGCGCAACGTGTCTTGTGGCCTGCTTATGAGCGCAATGCCGAGCGCGTCACCGACGAAATGCGCAAGACTGTGCTCGAGGCGTCGCGCCAAGTGCAGAAAGAGTTAGGCCGCTAGTGGCTATTTCCATTCCCATCATTAGCGAGTTTGACGGCGCTGGCGTTCAGAAAGCCGTCAAGCAATTTAAGCAGCTTGAGACCACCGGCCAGAAAGCCCAATTTGCGCTCAAAAAGGCTGCCATTCCGGCTGCCGCCGCCTTGGCTGGTTTAACCGCCGTTATTGGCGACAGCATTAAAGCCGCCACCGACGACGCCGAAGCGCAAGCCCTGTTGGCTCGGCAGTTGCGCGCATCAGCGTTAGCCAGCGACGCCACCATTGCCGCAACCGAACGGTTTATC